GATGCGGGTGTTGCGATTTAGGCCCTCCGCCCACTCCCCGATGAAGTTATCCCAAGCGGGCATGACAAACTGGGCGGTGGTGTTCCACAGGGTGCGGAAGTTCGCCTGCTTGCTCCACAGGTACTCGAAGTCCGAGAGCAGTGAGTTGGCATCATCCGCCATCAGTGCAGTCCTTCCACTTTGCCAATGGTGAGGCCCTGGAGGTTGAAGTGCTGAAGTACCTGCCAGGGGTTGGCGTCACGCCGCGCCTGCTCGATGTCCTTGAGCAGCACATCACACGGAGGACCAAAGCCGCCCTTCTCCAGAAAGTCGAGCAACTCATAGGCCTCCGCGCGGGTGATGGCGAGCTCAAACTCCGCGAGCGGTGCCCCGCACTGGTTGGCGAAGTGCGCCAGGCTCTCCGCCTTCTCGATCGCCGCGGGCTTCATGTGCCCAGCTGCGTCTTGCCGGTCACCGGAGCGGAGCTGCCAGCGCCGCCGTAGATGTTGGCGAGCATGCCGCGGCGCATGCGCATGGCATCGGTCGTTTGCTGGGCCGCGTTCGCCGCATCATTGGGATTGGGTACCCCGGGGGGCGCCGGCGGGGCTTTCGGGGCGAGGAGGTCATAGCCCAAGTCCGCCTTGCCGCCGAATAAGCGCGAGGCGGGGTCCACTACCCCGGCGATCTTGTGGAGCGTTGAGGCGAACGACATGCCGCCGAACGCTACCGGAACAGGCGGGCACAATCTAGGTGATGGAGTAGGCGGGCCTGATGCGCTTGCCGCCTAAGGTTCCTCGCAACACCACCCGCCCCTCGCCTGTGCCGATCATGCGGTACTGGTCCGCCTCGCACACGTGGGAGAACATGTTCTTCTCGGGCTTGGACTGGTAGACCTCGGCGCCGGCGCCTGAGGTGGCTACCCGCTTCATGCGGTACTTACCGGCCATGCCCTGGCGAAGCGTCGGGCAGTCGTACTGGTGGATCTGGTAGGCCGCCTCCCCGTCGATGATCTTGGTCATAGCATTCTTATGGGCTTCCTGGCGGATGCGCGGCTCATTGGTGTTGGCAGGCCTCGCGTCCACCCCATTGGCCCGGAGGATCTTAAAGCACGTCATGTCGATGTCCGCGGAGCTGTCGGCATCCCCGGCCGGGTCCCCGGTGATGGAGCCCACCTGAAACTGTGTGCAGTGCTGGGCGAGGAAGCCCTTGAGCACTTCCGCAAACTGTTTCGCCCCGCAGTGCTCGGTGACGATCTCCCAGCGCACCCGGTGAATGCCGGTGAAGCCGCGCTGCCCGATGGTGGCTGCCGGGGTGTTGCCAAAGTCGATGCCGATGTCAATGGGCAGGCGGGTGTTCAACTCAAAGGTCTTCACGTGCAGGTGCTCGCGAAACTCCGGATACACCGGCTGGCCGTCCTGCACATAGCCGTACTCGTTTCGGATGTAGACCTTGATCCAGTCCTCGCTCTTGCCGGCGGAGAGCTTCTGGTAATAGTCGGCGGGGAGGTTCTGACGGTTCTCCGCATCCGGGGAGTTGGCATCCGGCTGCGCGAGGAAGAGGAACAGGGGCTGCTTGGCACCGAGGAGTCCCAGCCGGCGCAGCTCCTTTTCCGCATCCTTCACCGACTGCACGAGGTCCGAGTTGGCCTGGGAGCTGGTGTCCTGTTCGGCGAGCACATGCCACCAGTGCCCGAGCTCCGGGGAATTGGTGTCCAGCAGTATTTGAGGGCACACGACCCGCCAGTTGGGCCGCTCCACCTTCTTTGGCGGCCGGAAGCGCCCGACGCGGCCGGTGAGCGCATCCACCACCGGCTTGCCCACCTCGCGCGCCTCATTGATCCAGGCCCAGGTGAGCTCCATGCCGAGCGCCTTCTTCACGTCCGCCTCGTTATCCATAGAGACGAAGAGCACCTCCATGTCGATTTCTTTGTCGCGGATGTAGTGGGTGGGCGGCCCGTTGTCGCGCCGGCCGAAGTAGCCGGCATCCCGCGGCACCCACTGGTGCCAGGTTTTCATGGTGGTGCTCACCAGCTCGGGGTAGGTGTTGCGCACCACGAGGCCTCGGGAGTAACGCCGCCCGTCCTTCTGCGGGGTCTGTTGGCTGGAGATATCCAGGCACTTGGCCACGGCTCCCGTGCTCTTACCCGACCCCATGGGGCCGCGGATCCCCACCACGAAGGCATCCGAGCGCAGGAACTGGTCCAGCACTGGCCCTGGGCTCACATAGGCGTACTCAGTGGGCATTCAGTCGCACGGCCCGAAGGCCGACCCCACCGTGCGCACTGCAAAGTTACCGAGCGGTCCTGCAGGGCGCGCCAGCCCGCACTCCTTGACGTAGCCGCGCTCGGCGGCCACGCCGAACTCGCACGGGCACGGATCCCCGCGGGGGCAGGATATGACTTGCTCGAGGCGGTAGCCTACCTGGACCAGCTCGAAGCGACTGGTCACGGATCACACCCGCCGCGCATCGGGGACTTGCCGGACTTGGTGTAGTCCTCGCCGATGAACTTGAGCCAGTGCACCCAGCCCTTGGGGCACCAGAAACCCCACTCGCGCCGGGGGGGGTACCGCAGCCACAGCGTCCACACGGGCCTGCCGATCACCAGCCTATGTGGGAGTTCCGCGGGTCGGAATATGGGACAAAACGGCCACCGGCGATGAACCCTGTGTGGGAGTTGTGCCGGGTTGAGGCCTGGGTGCCAGCCCACCGCCAGGACTTCATGAAAGCTGCGCCAGAGAGGGATGGACAAATTGTTACCGCGGTGGTCGTGCAGTGCACGGTCATCATCGGAGCGGCGGATGTTGTGCAAGCACAGTTGCCACCCGCGCCACTTCAGAAGGTGCCAGCGCAGCATGTAGGGGCGCTCCGGCTCCCCGATAATGAGGTCTGGGGCTCTCACATCCAGCATTCCACAATCGGCGGGTCATCGGCCTCCAGGCGCTTCACACGCACCAGGCCCTCCGGTACCAGCGTGCGCGCCTCGGCTAAGTCGGTGGCCAGGAGCGCTGCGAGGTACGGCTGGCCACCCTCGCGCCAAGGGCGCACCACGAAGCTGCGCGGGTAGTCACTCGGATGATCGTAGATGCACCAGATGAGCCGCTCGCCTAACCGGTGCGCGCGGTTCGCAATGACATCGGCTAGCTCGCGCGCGCACTTGCGGCACAGCGCAGGGCCGCCGCAGCGGGCTTTCAGGCCTCGCCCGTTCTTCACCACATGCCCGTGGCCCGAGAGGCGCACGGTCACATGGCGGCAACTCGCCATCACGGCTTCGGTCACCAGCGTGTCCCGCGAATGAAGTACAGCACGATGAGCACATAGGCCAGGAGCGCGCCGGCCAGCATGGCGCCAGCGACAATGAAGGCGATGCCGAGCACGCTCACCGCACCGCCTTGCCATCCGAGCAGCGGATGGAGAGCACCAGGCCGCCTTCCGATTGGGCGCCGGCGGACTTGTTCATGCCCAGGTACGACATGGCAAGCGCTAAGGCCCGCTCGGCCGAGCGCACCTTCACCTTCACCAAGTCCCCCACGTACTCGCGCTCCTTGCCCTTGCCCTCGAATATCTGCTCGGTCTCAATGCCGGCGAGCAGCGCCGCGGCATCCTCGGAGAGCTCGTGCACCGGCTTCATGTTGCCGTTGCTGTCGTAGAGGATGCGCGGGTCCCCGTAGGCGATGCGGGCAATCTGCTTGACCGTGCGCTCCACGGTTAAGTTGTACTTGGCGGCGATTTCCGCCTTCAGCTGCTCGACCCTGGCCGCCACCATTGCATTTGATAACAGCCGCGAGGCCTGAGGTTGGGCGGTTTTAGGCGAATATCCGGCCCTGATCGCAGCCGCCGTGGCATTCAGGTCCACCACATACTCGCGGGCAAAGCGCTCGCGCCGATCGATAGCGGTGCGCTTCGGCCGCGCTGGCTTGCGCCGGCGCGGTGCGATCCCCGCCTTGTTCTTCTTCTTGGCCCCCATCCGGTGTCAGTGCGCGGCCGCGCGCTCCTTGCCGTGCTCGGCCATCGAGGCCATGCGCTTGGCGCCGTACTTGCGCCGGCCGATGTAGGCGGCGAGGGCGCCGGGGTTGGTGACCCCGGGCCGGTGGGCCAGCTTGTGTTCCATCGCGGCGAAGCGGCCGCCTCCTCCTGGTGCCATACGGTCCACGTTACCTCCTAGACGAAGCTCTCAGGGGACAGGTCCCGGTCCCCGGCGCGGGTGTGGATGATCTTATTGCGCCGCCAGCTCTGGTGCGTCAAGCGGCTGTACTCATCCAAGCCCGTCACCAAGATCTCCCGGAGCTGTTTGGGTGTCACCAGCTGCCCGGTGGTGTTGTCGACCTCGGCCATCACGGCCAACTCCATCGCCTCCCGTAACACCTCCACCGCCCGACACAGCTTCAAGTTCCCCTCTTGCGCGACGCGCGCCGATTCGCGCGCCGCCTCCATAGGATCGAGCGCCGGCATCGGCGGCTTCTCCACCCCGCTCATCGTGGAGCGCAGCGTCTCCTGGGCGTTCAGCTCCCGGCGCCTTGCCACACCTTGGGGGTTCACTACCTTCACGGCCTTTTTGGCCTGCTTCTTGTTCGGTTTCTTAGCCACGGGGGTTCACTCCTACGGGACGGTTGGGACCTGCGACCCCGAGGCCTGAATGAAAGCCGCCCAGGGGCTCGGGCACCCGGGGACCTGCCTGTTCGGGCAGCGTTCCGGTGGCCAGGCGCCGGTGCAGGCTCGGGCGCACCTCATGCGGGCGGTGTTCGTGCTCGCGGATGGGCTCAGCCACTGGCCATCACCTTGTGCAGGAAGTTTCTGGCGACATCATCCAGGTCTATGGCGGCACGGACGTAGTGCTCGCCACCCCCGCCGTACACCACCTCGAGCGCGCTCTCCCCATACATCTCTCGCAAGGTCTCGGCGAGCACCTCCCCTGGGGTCTCCTGAGGGTGGCTGCGCCGACGCTGCACTTTGGCGGCGCGATTGGCCATCAGCTGCTCGGTCAGGGTCAGATTCTTACCCACTTGCCTACCTTCTGTTACTTACGCACGCTTAGCGGCGATTCGGCGCAATTACCGTGCGTAGGCGGTGCGCGCCGCGTCATCTGCTGCGTCACTGGCAAGCCCCTGCACCGATGACTCAGCAGGACTCAAGCCCCACTCATTCACCCCTCCAGCCATCTGCACCAGGCGCACCTTGGCCTCCTCGTGTTCGTGTCGGGCCATGCGCTCATCGCACTGCGCCGCCTTGACCGCATCCTCACAGCGCTGGCGGGCGCGGATGGCCCGCTGGAGGCGCCCTGCGGACTGGCGCACGGCGATCACGGCCTGGTCGATGGCTTCGGTGCTCATGGGGCGGCTCCTGAGAGGGCGTGCGCCAAGCGCTCAGCGGCGGCGCTCGCCCGATCGTGGGTGGTGTGGGCGTAGGACATGGTGGTGCGCAGGTTCGAGTGCCGCAGCATGCGCTGCACGGTGGCAGGGTCGGTGCCTTGCTCAAAGAGCAAAGTGGCGACCCCATGGCGGAAGGCGTGCAGACCGCACGGTTCAATCCCCAAGCGCGCCAAAAGCGGATGCAGGTGGTGCTGGCGGATGCCGGCGCTTCGGATGGGTCCGCCGTGCCGCCCCGGGAAGAGGAGCGATGAAGGGGGCGCGGCATCCAGGCGGCGCTGCAGCTCCCACCACGCCCGGAAGGCTTGCAGCTCCTGGGCAAGGGCCGCCGGCATCGCCAAGTCCGCCACCGACCCTGCGGTTTTGGGCAGGTAGATGCGCCCATCGACCGCTGCCTGGCGGATGTGCACGACCGCTCGGGAGTAGTTCACGTGTGCCCAGGTAAGCCCCAGTGCCTCCCCGATGCGACAGCCCGTGTAGGCGAGGATCGCGTACAGCGCCCGCATGGGGTACTCGGCCGCCTCGATCAGCCGCCGTGAGTCCTGAAGCGTCAAACACCGCCGCGGTGGCCGCACCATTGCATCCTTCGGAAAGCGCAGCGTGAAGGGGGCGATGTGATGGGCGGCATACCCATCCCTTGTCGCGGTGCGCAGCACCTGGCGCAGGAGCTGCACGATGTTGCGCACGCGGGTGCGCGAGAGCCCCTTTCTCCCAAGTTCTGCGATGAACTGCTGCACGCGCGGGGTGTCGATCGCGGCGAGCTCCAAGCCCCCAAGGCAGGGGAGCAGGTGATTGCGAATCGTGCCGCGCCACTGCATCTCGGTGGAGCGGCGCACGATCCCGGCCGCATGCCCTGACAGAAACGCCGGCACGTAGTCGACCAGCCGGATGCTCTTGCCAGTGAGCCCTGCGGCCGCCCCGCACAAGGTGAGCACCTGGTCGCACTTGGCGCGCGCGGCCGCGCGGGTCTTAAACTCAGAAGCCGTGCCGATGCGCACCGCGCGGCGCACCGCGCCTTCCTGGTAGCGCACCACCCACCACTTGCCCTCCCGGCGCAAGCTCCCCCGCTGCCGGCTCATGGGGTGGCACTTCCCTGCTGTGCCTCCCACTCCGCGCGTTCTTTGGCGGAGAGGCCCTTCGGAGGCTTCGCCGCCTTCTTCGCCGCCGCCCGCCGGGTCTTATCGAAGCGCGGCTCGGTGGGCTCTCCCACCTCGAAGCCCAGCTCCTGCAGCATCCCATTGGCCAGCACCACCGCTAGGTCATACTGGTCCTGGTGGGTTTGCACCTGGCGCATCACATCGGGGTGGAAGATCGCCGCCTGGGAGGGCTGGGCGTACATGATGGCGAAGTGCCGCAGCATCTGGGCCATCTCCGTGACCACGAACTGCCGCATGGCAGCCCCGGGCTGCGCTTTGCTCATGAGGCCACCTGGGGGGGATCCTGGTACTCCCCGCACGAGCCTTCCGGGGGCACCGGCGGGTGCCACCCGAACATCGCCATCCCGCCTGGCTGGGGTTCGCGAAAGCCTCGGATTTCCACCGCCGGCTGATCGCGCACGATGAGCATCGGGGGATAGCGGCGGCAGAAGAGGGCCGAGGCCCCCATCTGCGTGCCCTGGTGGGCCCAGCGGCAGTCCTGACACTTGCCGCTCATGTGCGGCTCACCTGCTCGCGGGTAAGGATGCGCACCCTCACCCCGTAGCGCTCCTGGACCACGGCAATCTTGGTGCGGCTGGTCTGGGTCAAATGGCCCTTGGTGTCCTCGATGCTCACGCAATCCTCCGCTGTACCTGTCCGGTTCCACACCACCAGGAAGTCGCAACGGTAGACCACTCCGGGTGCCACGTCAAAGGGGACTTGGCGAATAAACCATCGGACCTCGCCCGCTTTGTGCAGTAGGAGAAGTTCCCGATATCGGTCAGCTTCTAGCCTACTGGCGAACCGGTACCCGTTCACGTGGGTGATGCGGTTGCCGTGCTGTCCTACCTCAGCACGGGGCGCGGATCCCTGGGATTTAAGGGCGGCTGTCCACATCTTGCGACTGCTGGTCATGGGTACACCCCGGAGGTATTCTCCCCCTCATGCGTGACTCGGTGGGTCAATTGGCGCAGCTGATGCTGCAGGAACCGCGACGGCTCGACAAGTCGCAGGTGCCCTGTTGCCTGTGGGGTCTGTGGCACTGGCTTCAGGAAGAGGTCGCGGCGAATGACTCCGGCTCCCCAGCATCGCAAAGCCTCCTTAGTTCCGACTCCTGCGGCCACCGCCAAAAGTTATCCACAAAAAGCTGTGGGTAACCGCCTCCGGAGGTTCTCTTACGGTTCTCCGGAATAGGATCGGGGGGCGCCAGCGCCCCCCCGTGAGTGTGCGTAACGCCCCCCCGTGCTGTGCGTAACGCCCCCCCGTGCCGCTGAGTTGTCCACAGACATATCCACAGGAACGGGGGGGCATACCGCCCCCCCGTCAAGCCGCTATGACACTAGGCGGTATAGCGGTGTAGGTCAGCCC